CTCACTCGCCAGTGGCGGGTGAGTTGATCTCTTAGTTAATCGTTTAATTTTCACTTAAATTAATTTTTATGGCAATGGAAATCAAAACGAGAGCGTCAGGTATAATTGCCGCCGCTCTTGAAAAGTATTATGATGTTAAGAAGATCGCAGTTATTAATCCATCTACAGTATTTGAAAAAGCGATGATCAAGCTATTTCAAAATGCGGAGGATTATTGTCTTGCTAAGACTCCCGTTAACCTTTCCCAAGGTGTTGCTGAATCCGAGTTCCTCTATGTTATAGTTGGGAATTTATTTCGCCATTTCTTTCTTCTTAAAGATCGGAATACTGAATATAAAGTTGGGACTATCACTGCTGCTATTGCATCACGCGGCTTGGATTTCGCGCAAGCTACAAAGATGTTAAGTTTGACTCCGACTAAATCGGCCGTCAATAACATGGTTGACACCGCGGCTGGTCTGTTAATCACCGGGAGTTTCGAAGCTAAAGCTGATTTTAGCCAAGTTACGAAAGATTTTGTTTATAGCGTTCTTACTGATAGAAAGTATAGAACTGCCACCATAAACAGAATTTTGAACAGCTTTGTTATGCCACACTCAAATGCAATAGATCAAAATGCTGTCGCTGAGTTGACCGCTATCATTACGTTAGGTCGTGGTGAAGCACTCTCTCCTGATCAAGTTCCTCTTCATAATATTTTGAGAAGTTTGGTGATTGCTATGCTGAGGGAGATGATTGAGTGGGGGCTTAAAGAACGTAAGCATGAGATATTCTATGACGTATTGTCAGCTTTGTCTTTATTCATTATGTACGTTAATATTAGTGAAACTGATGCCGTCTATGATACCGCTTTTCCTCCTATTAACATGAGTGGTAATAACCCCATTATTCATGGGATGAGAACAAAAGCTTTCAAGCAATTAGCAATGATGTTCTCCAAAGTTGGATTCAGCGGTAAAGCCTTTCATGGTCAGATGACTTCGCTTCTACTTGCTGATGTCTTTAAACTTTTTCCTGATATGTTTGACTTAGAAGTGTATCAAACGTCATCTGACAATAACATTGATTTTTCTTCTATTTCTTACATCAAAGAATCTTCTTTAAGGTATGATACTGCTAAAGCTACTTTTGATTCAGTACTCCCTTCTATGTTCAAAGGTTACGTTCAAGACGTAATTAATGAGATTAAAACACAGACTGGGACCGATTTGTTGATTCCAACAATGTTTGATGAGGTTAAAGGCGCCATATCACATCAGAAAATTTTTAAAGATTTATCTGTTCAATATTTAGGCACCAGTACGGGTAAAGACGGGAAGTCTGTAATTGTTCTCAACCCAGAATCAAGCAGCGAAGGTCCGGTTACTATGCTAGATAAGTTGAAAATACGGGAGATGCAAAAGTTTTTGCTTACTAATGTGTTCGTGGCAGTTGAAAATCTTCACAAGTCGGCAGTATCTCTGAAAAGCGCTTACGATAAAATTTTTTCAACACTAGGTACTCCAACGGGCGGATTAATCCAGGGAGTCTCAGTTGAACTGGAGCTATTATCCTCTGATATCACTGATGTTACGCCTATATTGGATGATATCACACAGATTAAATACGCCAGATTAGATGAATGTTACTCAGTGCCATTTGTCATGCCGCCGCTTGCTATCAGACGCGATGACATGAGTCAAGTGTGGGTCCTCAGTGATCTTAAATACAAGATATTCAGGCCTGATTTGCTTGTATTACATTATGCTCGCGACGCGAAAGTATTTGGTTTACCAACCGATGCTGATCTAACGATGTTTAAGGATCAAAATCCCCATCAACGTTGGTCATGGTTAAAATCTGCAATCCCCACGCCTACGCATATGCATGATAGTAGCTTTGCCTACACTCCCTTGCCCTATAATTACACATTTGATACTGTATTTGATTCAGTTGCTGCGAAAGGATTGAACATTGACAGGATGATGACTCGTTCAGGAAGAATACCTTCTTTAGGGTATATGTCCTATGGTGAAACGATTGCCGCCTATGTCAATGCAGGGACGGTTAACCCTAGAGATATAGCTTTAGCTGTAGCTGGTCTTGGGTTCATATATATTAAGCAGGATAGTAAGAAATGGAATAGAATTGATCCGGAAATACCGACAATTTATGGTATGCCATCAATATTTATGATGGATATTAATAATGTGGATGTCAACTCGCTATTGACTATTAAAGATGGAATTGCTTTTCCCGGCAGTCCTGATAAGAATAAAGACGTCAATAGATTGATATTCGATAGATCAAATAAAGAGCAAGGGGTCGGAACGGTCGTACTTGTGCTGCACAAATATGTCCCATCGACACTCCCATTACGTCATATGCTTGGAACGATCAGAAACGGATTTTCACTTAAAGTGCCGTATATCAGCCAAATCTATTCTGTGCTACTGAATGCCTCACAGAAAGTAATAAAATCTGTGTTCGATGAGAAGAATGAAGCGGTAGATAAAGCAATAGCCTCGCACGCCCCTTTACCAATGATGGAATTGGCACAATCATTCAATAAGGTATTAACAGTCTTCTTCATGGAACCGACGAATGGAGCAGGTAAGACAGCTCAGGAATACTTTGACGATACGTTTTCACAACAATCTGGTGGCTTAAACTTCGCTAATTATGCTGCTTTTAAGGATTTCTTTTTTGAGGAAATCCAAGGGTTCTCGAACGTAATAGTTGGCTATCCGCACTTAGCAATGAGGGATCGATATTCTGAACATTCAAAAACACATTTTGACGAATGGTTACGCTCTTTCACCAGCAGGACTTATTTTGATACATCACAAATGAAGAATCAGGAGGAAATTACCATCCTTACTTTGACGCCCAATTACATGCAAATGTTAGATTTAGCCGATGAAGATAATTTCATTAATAATGATATCCATAAATTGTCTGAGATTGGAACGATTGGAGTTAAAACTGTACCACAAATGGAAAAGAAGAACGCTACTATTGATGAACTTTCTATCATTCAAGGAATTGAAAAGAAGGAGTCAAGTGGCGAAGGGTATGAACTTGCGACTTTCGGAAGCGGCGAAATTAAAGGGACAAAAACTATATCAAACCTGACTGAAACGCATATTGATGCTCCTATTGGAACAGGAACTACAAAAAAATATGGTTTAGATAAGGGAAGTGGTAATGAATTGATAATTGATACAGCTAAGATGACGCTTGACAGTCAAGGAAATAAAACACCTAATCTCATGACTCAGCAACCTAACCTCGAGACATTTAACGAAGAAGGGGACAAGGATGTTAATGCTAATAAAACTGCCCAGACTGTGGAAGCTGACATGGGGAAAGGTAAAGTTAAGACATCATCTAAAGAACTTGGATTAGGCGACGCAGAGCATGACGCTTTAGAAGCACTTCGTGAGGAAGCGAAATTGGAAAACGATCAAATTGATAGAGAACTCCAAGGATTATCTAAAGAAGAAATTGCTGAAAAGAAAAGGAAGAAGAAGGATAATGAAAGTAAAGATAAGAAAGAGGATTAAATCATGGCAATAATAACGCAAGGTCGTGGAAATTCAGACGCCTTCAAAAGTAAAGCGTTTGACGAAAGCGATGAAGCGGCGATGTCTGATCATTTGACTAAGGACTTGATAACGGGTGATTACCCACGGGTTGACAATGCTAACCCCGAACAATTCATCCGTTATCTTTTACCTGTCGCGATCGCTCCTTTATCTGTTAAGAAACTGACTGATCCTATTAAATCATCCAACATGCTCGAGGACGCAAAAAAATTAGGATTCGATGTTCAACATTTTGAAATGACATTATATGGAAGGTCCAAACAAGGTAGGCCCCGGTTATTAAGTAACAGTGAGTTGGTACAAAGCTATAGTAACTTATATGGATCTCCTAGTGCGCCACTACCAGAAAGATTGGCTGTACTTGCTAGAACCAGGAATGATGGCATAGCGTTCACTGAGCTACTGAAAAATAAAGCGGCTGCGTTTTCAGACCCACTTAAATTTGACGAGTGGGACGATGCGGATAGGCTTACCATCTTACGAACTCAAAAATACGCACGTCATATCGCTATACCTGCGTCGGTTGACCTCATTGATGTTCAATATGCTCCCAGGTTCCTTGAGATCATAAAGGAGGTTGCTCATCACTATATTGAGGGAACTGAAAGTAGAATGCCGATCCGTAGCGATGTGATGACTTTATTACAAGATGCTAAGGAGACTGCCATTGGAGGGCCTGCTTTCGCATCTAGTGGTGTTGATAGTGAAGGTAATGGTTATCATGAGAAGCGCCTAATAACATTGTTTGACATGCCCCCGCCTCAATATGATTTGGACCCCATCGAGTGGCTTGGAGCAGCGTATCACTGGGGAGAAAGCTTAGGCCTACCAGATGGAAGCATGACTTTTTCAGCTGCTTTATCGTACAGACAAGGCGCGAAAGGACACAAACCACAGCCGTTGTTTTATCACAATGGAAATGAGTTCGTTGCCTCCTATGAAGGAATGTCTTGGGAGAGTAATCAAAGATTAGTTTATCCAGCTTCTCACGCGTTTAACGTAACGGTTACGCCTATTGTCCATCAGATGAAAAGCTTTAGGAAAGCTAAGCTAGGAATGTATCACGCTCCTGAGATGGTTAACGATTATATTCAACGGTTGAATAAGCAAGGACACGTCGCTTATGAATCTGATTTCAGTAGTTATGATACAACCATCTCAAATGCGTTAATGAAGTACGTGGTCACCTGTTTGGCTGAAAAATCTCGGAAATATAACTGGGAGTATAATTTGTATAAAGGGTTTTTGGATACCACTGGTGCTATCTTTCCTAGTTTTCTGACTGCGGAACCACAGTACGTAACCTTCTTTTCAAAGGCCGTGACTCTGTTATCCGGAACGTTACCAACTTCAGAGATCGGATCAATCATTAGTGTATCTGCAAATCTCTATGCTTTGGAGCAATTTTACCCAAGCATTGTTAGAGACTGGATTGCAGGGAGATTCATTATTCTTGTGCAATCTGATGACGTTTTGTTCACCTTAGACAGGAAGATTGATGAAGAAAAGTTTAGTGATGCGATCAGATCATGCGGGTTAACGGCAAAACTGAAGGAAGGAAATATGTTTTTAAAGAAGCTGCTTCCCATAGGAACACTTTCTAAGTTTAATGGTAAGTTTCCTTTGGCCGGTGTTCCACTTTGGAGTCGCCAATTTCAACAGACTTTCTTTAATGAGTCATCTTATGATGGTAAACCTGAAGCAGTTTTGCGTCTAGGATTACTGTCACGCGCAGAAGGACTTAATACCCATCCGATGTTCGATCAAGCTCTCAACAGGTCTTGGAAAGATATTCTATCGAAATATTCTATGTTTTCGGCGGTTGTGGATGTTCTGTACGATGGCGTATTAGCGTTACCTGACATTGATAAGCAGACAATAATTGCTTACTCAGCAAGTGAGGATGGACAGGCGTGGTTATCTCAGATTTATTCAAGGGCTGAAAGTGATCCAAAGGCGAAGCAGACTTTAGCTGAACTTGCAAGGTTAGGTTTCAATCTCGCTGATTATGAGGATACAGCCCTTTCACAACGTCGTTCTTACTTACACGCGATGTATTCTACACCAACGCCTGAGTCTAGACAGAAAATGCACTCTATTCTAGCTTTCGGTGCTTAGTATCAACTAACTACAATTTAAATTTAAATTTTAATAAGATGAAAAATAAATCATTATCATTATCATTATCACATGAAAAGGAACAAGTGCGAGCGAAGGACCTTTTAGAAGAGGCTCTGGTCAGTGTTTATTATATTTTTGAATATACTTTAACTTGGAAATTTGATTTTATCACGTTTCCTGACGATCATAAGCAGCTAATAATCGCCCCTGTCCTCATTAAAGCCAAAGACCGTAAATTAGCTACGGAACGAGCCAACGATTTAGCTAAGTCTTTTGGTTCTTCATCCTATTTTGAATACATTGCCGTATTTAAAGGTGCTTACACCAGTGAATCTATCAGCACAGAGTCAATCGTCAATTTCTTGGACGAAAAGATTGATGATGATGCGAGCGACTCGAGGAGTAAAACACCAGA